GCCCGTCAAGGCTGAAGTCACCGGCGCGGACGGCGGACCCCTTTCTGTGTCGACGGCCGACCCCGACAAACTCGCTGCGCTCATGGCAGCGACCAGCCGCCTCGACACCAATCAGCCGGCCAACACCGCCACCTCTACCCCGGACGAGGAAGACAACGAGGACGGTCGGGCGTGACCACTGCTCTTGAGGAGCAGGTCGCCACCTACCGCACACTGCCCCCCGCTCAACGCGCAGAGATCGTCCGGCTCGCCGATGACGAAACCCGGGCGGTCCTGGCGTGGGCAGAGAAGCAGATGGCCATGGAACGGTCCCCAGGAGCGATGGCGGCCGCCCTGACCGGCGGACGGGAGTGGCAGGCACGTCACCTGGACCTGATCGACAAGGCCTTCATCAGGATCGCCAACGGCGAGCGCATGCGGGTCCTACTGAACATGCCACCAAGGCACGGGAAGCAGGTCGCCGACTCGGAGCCGGTGCTGACCACCGAGGGGTGGAAACGGCATGGCGACCTTCGCGTGGGTGACCACGTGTACGCCCCAACCGGCCAGCCGGTGCGGGTCGAATGGGTATCGGAGCCGTCGGACGAGAAGATGCGCGTCACGTTCAACGACGGGGAATCGGTACTGGTCCACCCCAACCATGAATGGCCGGTGTACGACCGCAGCAGGAGTGCATGGAGAACCGTTGAGACGCGGTACCTGACGACGCAAAAGCTCCACTCCGGACCCCAGGGCCGCCGGGGGGGCCGCTACCGATTCCAACTTCCTGCGGTTGAGCCGCTACAGAATCCGGACGCCGACCTCCCCATGGACCCCTACACCCTTGGGGTATGGCTCGGCGACGGCACGACCGGCAAGGCCTCGTTCTGCGGCACGGAAGAGGACGTCAACCACATCGCGGCCCGAATCCCCTACAAGTTGGGAGCACGTTGGATCCACCCCAACACCGGCGTCCACTACCAGTACATCAAGGGCCTGATGGCCTCCCTCAGGGCAGCTGGTGTACTGAACCGCAAGCACATCCCGCAGGGCTACCTTGTCGCATCAGAGCGTCAGCGCCGCGATCTGTTGGCTGGCCTCGTCGACACGGACGGTTCCCTCAACAGTGACGGCCGCGTTCGCTTCGTGTCGGCATCCGAGGAACTCGCCCGCGGCGTCCGCGACCTCGCGCGAACCCTCGGATACCGAGCGAACCTTGCCTGGCGCGGTCCGGACACCCGCGAGCGGTCCATATGGGGCGGCCATCCGCTGAACGGCGGGCCCTGCTGGATAACGGACTGGACACCGCACGACGGGCTTCCCCAGGGGACGCTGCCACGCAAGGCCGTCAAGCACCCGGTAAAGACGAAACGGCGCATCGGGATCGCGACGGTCGAACCTGCCGCACCGGAGCCGGGCCGGTGCATACAGGTCGAGGGCAGTCTCTACCTCGTCGGCCGCGCCCTGATCCCCACCCACAACAGCGCGAGAGCCGCACGGTGGGCGCCGCTCTGGTATCTGACGCGGCATCCCGACCACCGCATCATGATCGCCTCATATGCGGCAAAGCTCGCCGAAGGCCACGGCCGGTGGATCCGGGACAGCATCCGCGAGAACGGCGACGAGATCGGCATCAAACTTCGGTACGGCTCACAGGCAGCCAACCGCTTCGACCTTGAAGGAACGGCGGGCGGTCTGGTCACCGCAGGCGTCGGCGGATCCCTGACTGGCATGGGCGCAAATGTCGCAATTGTCGACGATCCCCTGAAGGACGCCAAGGAAGCCGACAGCCCCGTCAAACTCGCCAACCTGTGGGACTGGTGGCAGCAGGTCATCAACACCCGCATGGAACCCAACGGCTCCATCATCGTCATCCAGACCAGATGGAGCCAGAACGACCTCGCTGGCCGCATCCTCCAAGACGGCGCCGACGGATGGACCGTCCTCAACCTCCCCGCCATCGCCATGGAAGAAGGCGACCCCCTCGGCAGACAGATCGGCGAACCCCTCTGGCCCGAACGATTCCGCCGCACCCACCTCGCCCGCTTCAAGAAGGACGTCGGCGAACGCGGCTGGTGGGCCCTGTACCAGCAAGAACCCAGACCCCTCGAAGGCGGAGTCTGGAAGTGGCCGTGGATCACCGACAACCGCATCACCCCACAAGCCTTCCGAAGCGTCGACCTCACCCGCACCCTGGTCGCCATCGACACCGCCGGCGGCCGTGAGGACAGCGACGAAGTCGGTCTCATCGGCGGCGGACGTGACGCAGCAGGAGAGATGTACCTCCTCGCCGACCGATCCAAGAAGATGGGCGCAGCCGACTGGGGCCGCGAAGCCTGCCTCCTCGCCATCGAGCTCCAGGCCGACGCCTGGGTGGTAGAAGCTAACTTTGGCGGCGACATGGCCGCCCAGATCCTCCGCCAGGCGTGGCAGGAACTCCAGCGCGAGGGCCTGACCGGCGGCATGCTGATGCCCCGCATCATCGAGGTGACCGCCAAGGTCGGCAAGCGGCTACGGGCCGAACCCGTAGCCCAGCTGTACGAGAACGGCCACGTCCACCACGTAGGCGAGTTCCCCGGCCTCGAGGTCCAGTACGTGTCCTGGATCCCCGGCATGGACTCCCCAGACCGCCTGGATGCAGCCGTGCACCTCATCACCGAGCTCGCCGACCCGGCACAGGAAGGCCTCGGAACTCAGCGCTACACCGACCAGCGGCTCCGCGGGCGCAGGTAGTGCCCAGCAACCTGGGCAGGGAACGGGACGGCTGATCGCCCGTACCCTGATCACAAGGCGCGGGGCCTGGAGCTGATCAGCGGAAAGGAACGCTGTGGGCTTCTTCGCCAGCGCCAGGGCGGCGATCATCGACCGCTGGTCGACGTTCAACTACAAACCCCTGTACTCCGACAACCTCGGCATGCCCAACCGCCGGGCCTTCCCCGAAGCCCACGCCACCTGGGTCCCCGCCGCCGACGAACGCCGCCTCGCCGCATACAAGCTCCTCACCGCCTACGACCAGAACCAGGCCGCTGAACTTGCCGCATTCCGAGACGGCGAAGCCGCCCGGGACCGCCGCGAGTTCGGTGACCCGTCGATGTTCGTCGACACGATCACCTCCTACGTCCTCGGCGACGAACAGACCATCACCGTGCCCGGCGCCGAACACGCCGGCCAGGACGACGCAGACCCCGACACGGCAACCGCGGAGAAGGTGCAGACCCTTCTGCGGGAGTGGGCCGACGAGGAACTCCTCGCGATGCGGCTCCTTCAGACCGAGCGGAAGGCCGTATCCCTCGGTGACGGCGTCTACCTCCTGCACTGGGACGCCGACAAGCAACGCGTCCGTCTGAAGACGTTCGACCCCGGTTTCTACTTCCCGATCATCGACGAGGACTCCGACGGCTCCGACTACCCCGACCGGATCCACTTCGCGTGGGAACTCCCCGAAGACCCAGCCCGCCGGCTCCCCGCCCGCCTACGCCGCATCACCTACCACCTGGACTGGATCCGCCCCCAGACGGCGAACGGCGTCGACCGCACCAGCCGGCCCGTCCGCGCGACCGTCCTGTCCGACGCCACCGACGAGCAGCCCGCGCAGCCCGTCCTCGGCCGCGGCGACACCGTGGACGGCAACGGCTACATCACCCGCCTGTACCCGTGGTCGGAACGCCCCTCGTACAAGACGGTGTACCTGACGGACGCCATCTGGGAACTTGGTGACCTCAAGGCGCCCGTGGACGTCGACTCCCTGCCGATGGACAAGGCACAGTTCGCGACAAACGGGCAGGGCGAAGTCCTTGACCAGCTGGACCTGTACCAGGACTTCATCCCGGTCATCCACGTCCCGAACACCGTCCCAGAGCCCGGCGAGCACTGGGGACAGTCGTCCCTGGCCAAGGTGCTTCAGGTCTTCGACGAGCTGTCCTCCAGCGACACCGACTCCAGCAAGGCGTCCGCCACCACAGGATCCCCGATCCTGGCGATCTCCGGGCAGGCATTGAACCGGCAGCAGCAGTACGAGGCCGGGCCGGGCATGGTCTTCACCCTTGGCGAGGGCGGCTCCATCACCAGCGTGGAGACCAGCGGCAACCTTGCCGAGCTCCGCAACCACGTCCACGACCTCAAAGACCGGGCCGCGACCACCGCGCGCCTGCCCGCCGTCGCCCTCGGCACCTCCGACCCCGCGCAGTTCACGTCCGGCTATCAGCTCGAGTTGGCCCTCGGCCCTCTGGACTCCCTCATCTCGAGCATGCGGCTCGCCCGCGACCACGCCGACCGGCTCCTGCCCAAGTTCGTCCAGCGCCTGTTCCAGGCCGGACAGCACCCTGACTGGGTCGGCCTGCCGGTCCTGCCGGCCAAGCTGGTCCGCGGCGCGTACACGCCCACCGACAAGGCCGCCGTCCTGGAAGAGGTCACGAAGGCCCGCACCGCCGGCGTCATCTCCCTGGAGACCGCGATCCGTAAGTTGCAGGAGATCGGTTGGCCCATCGAGGATGCCGAAGACGAGATCACCCGGATCGACGCCCGCTCGTTTGAAGCGGCCCGCGCTCTGGCCGACGCCCTCGGCAACCCGGACGAAGTCGCCGCGTTCCTCGGACGTGAAGCACCCGACGAGCCGGAAACACCCGCGGTCATCCTGCCTCCCGCCAACCCGGAGCAGCTCGCCCTCGAACAGGGCCAGGACGACGCTGCGGTGGGGGAGCAG